GAATACTAGACTCTATGCTATTTATATTAAACACTTTCTGCAGAGAGTACATACGATACATATGGGGAATGCCGTCAGTTACCTGATAGCCTACCTCTTCGTACCTGTACTTTCGTGCCAATGTATCAAACTCTTCGTCCGAGAGTATCGGAGTACCTGAGTAATACATAGCAGATGCTTTGTCTAAAAAATGTTGCATAAGTTTCCCCACTGGATAAAGTATATTATACAGAAAGAAGAAGAAAAAGTCAAGAACTATTTTGTATAGATGTCTTTAATAAGATCACTAAAATGTTCCTCAATAATACTTTTGCTTTCTGCAAGTGACAATATCTCTACTAAACCTTTGAAAAGTTCTCGAGAGTTTTCTATATCTAATGGCATAGATATTCCATCACTACTAGGCTTCCACTCTTCGTTGAAATCTAAATAATACTTTCTAAGATGTAAGTATTCTATTCCTCGAAAAGATTTGATCGACAGACGTATCTGTATTTCTTTATCCTCATCATAGTGAATTAACTTTTCATATATCTCAGGAGCTTGGTATAATTCCATTACTTACCTCCATTTTTTAAAATGGAAGAAAGAGGAACAACACTGGTTACATTATTAGGTTTTAAAAGCCTATAAGAATCAGTGTCCCAACAAAAAAGCAAAAGAGTATCTTGAGACCCTTTTGCTCTATTTTTCTTTTCCTGAATATAAGGCGTGCTAAAGTCCAATGTACAAACATTGTATTTTAGTTTATTACTTTTTTCGCTTCTGTAAGTAATAACTGCATCCCCGTATTCATTTACGAGGCGTGCTAGTTCTTCTTTTTTCACGGTTACTCCTATTGAAGCAGATTGGCAGAATCTTCTATCGCCCTGAACTTATATAGGAGTTGGAGGACTTACACCTACGGACGCCTCCCTAAACCTTACAAATCTAAATTATCTAGTGCTTTTTGGAACCGATTAGCATGACTACGCTCTGCTTTTGCGAGTGTTTCAAACCAATCTGAAATTTCGTCAAAACCTTCGTCTCGCGCTACTTTTGCCATGCCAGGGTACATATCGCTGTACTCATGGGTTTCACCAGCAATTGATGCTTCGAGATTCTTGAGAGTGTCACCCATCGGCAAGCCAGTAGCTGGATCACCAACTTCCTCTAGGTAATCTAGGTGGCCGTGTGCGTGACCTGTTTCTCCTTCTGCAGTTGAGCGAAAAACTGCTGCTACATCGTTATAGCCCTCTACATCTGCTTTAGAAGCAAAGTATAGATAGCGTCGATTTGCTTGAGACTCGCCTGCAAAGGCATCTTTTAAGTTTTGTTCGGTATGACTACCTTTCAGCTCCATTGTTTATAACTCCGTTATTAATTACTCCAGTAAAATACTGTGCCGCTTTTCCAGTCAATTTGTTAAGGATTTCTTCATCAACATCTTGACCTGCGTCATGAATAGCTTGTTGCAAACTTTCTATTGCGGCTGCTTTTGATACTCGACTCCCACTACTCGATGTAGACTTCGTCCCACCAGTAGCGGGTGACTTCTTTACATAAACACCCGCTTTTGTCAGAATCATACGAACACCATTTGGTGATTCATCATACTCTTCTGCAATTTCCTTCACGATTTCCATACTGCTTTCTGGTGTTGGATTAGCAGATTCATATGCTTCGATAACCTCTGCTTTTTTCTCGTCGGTCCATGCCATATTACGTTTCCTTTTTGTTAATTGTTTATTTCCAGGACAGTTTCCTGTTGCTGCTAATTGTGCTTGATAAAATCTATACCCCAAAGTGATCCTCTACTACCGCTAGATAACACCCAAGAACGGCAAGATGAATACCGAAGGTAAAAAACAAAATTAAAAATGTACCCATGTAACTTTCTCCTCATTTGAATACTATGTATTATACCGATATGAGTGACGAAAGTCAAGAAATATTTTTAGATACGTGATAAATCTACTCCGTATTCTTTAAGGTGTTCGAGCTTACCAAGGTCATACGCGAGAGAGTAAGCAAAGTAACCGCCTGTTTCCACGTTAGCCCATTTTTCTGTATCTTCTCTAATCTCTTCCATAATATATATCGCGTAGCATTTACTTCCATATTTCTTTTCATAGTTTACATCTATAAACCCTGCTTTTTCAGATTGATAGTCTACGGAAACTTCGTAGTTAACTCTTGCTGGTTTGTTATAGACTGCTGACCAAACTACTTCTTCGGGCGAGAACGATTCCGCAATGCATCGCTCAGGCAAAGTATCTGTTTTGCCGTCTTGCGAAGCTGTTGGCACTCCGACTCGCTCAATGATTCCTTTAATGAATCCAGAGGATCTGTAGAGTCCTTTTGCGATTTCTGAGATCGGGTCTCCGGATAAGTATCGTTCAACTGCCTCACAAATTTCTGCATTTGTTGCTGCTTTTCCTCTATTCTGCTTTTTACGTAATGCTCTATACTCGATTTTATCTTCGAAATCATCAATTATTCTCTGTAGTCGCGTTGTATTGTATACTATATTCAGCATATCGCAAGCGGCCTTCTTGGAAATCGGTTGTTCCGCATTCAATAGATTTATAACTTTCGATATATTGGTCTCGCTCAGGTTCTCGTAATCTTTCTTCTTTACTCGACTCATAGTCTTGTGCTCCAAAAATTTTATCGTGATTATTGCCAAACTCTTGCCACTTTATCTTTTTGTAAGGGACATCCCTATGTATCATACTACTTCCTTAAAAAATATTTTATCTGCATAAGCATGATTTACATTTGCATGTTTCATTTCATCTAGTCTTACATGCCGTATCATATCATATAAAGTTGCGTCTTCTTTCATTTCATAGTAGTCTATGGCTATTTGCGGTGCTGGTACATTTTCTACAGCACCTTGCTCAATTAATTCAAGATAGTTAGTATAGCTACTAACTGCTTCTTCTTCAAAGTAAGCAACCATACGATGTGCCGTTCCTCTAAAGAATACATACAAAAATAAATAATAAATAAAAAATATTAGTTGTGCACTTACTACAATCAGTTTCTCTATTGAAGAGGGTTTTGTGATTGCAATAAAAAACATTAAGTGCATTCTTTCGTTTTCAGCCTCTGCGAGCATCTCTCTTATCTTAGGCCCATATCCCGGTTTCATTCTTCTTAAACTACGAAGATGAGTCCACATTCCTGCGACCATGCCTGGTACAGCAGCAACTGTTTCAAGTACGACAGCTCGGTGACCATATCGTTTAGCAAAAAACGTGTCTGCCGTAAATTTAAAAATATTGGTCATTACTCTAGCAGGTTTATTCATTTTTTATAGTGTTGTGATCCTTTGTTCATAGTCCGCAAGAGACTCATCCCACCAATCGGGGGTGGATCTATGGGACCAACTAGCGAAAGTAGCCTTATCGAGATGATAGTAGTCACGATAAGACTGTATAGGATTGTCGTAGTCTTTGAGGATGTCAGGCATCGCAAGTCCAAACTCGGTGAACCCCACTCGTTCAAGATTTATTGGTTCAGGCAGTTTATTAATAACTTGCCAGAAAGATTTGTGTTCTTTGCCGTAGCGATATCTGTACTCCTCCGCGAGTGCATGGGCATAGCACCATGTCCACTCATAATTGTCTAGCGATGAACGTGCCCAGATTGTAGAAGGGTGATTGTACATCATACCAAGGTATGGTGTCAACTGCCTCTCCTCTGGTTTTAAAGGTTTCTCGATTTTTTTGTATTCGTTGAGTACTGCTGAATCTTCTTTGCTAAGAGCATGAGGTCGAAAACCTAGTAGACGATCTACCCAGATAACAGTACAAAGTATCTGTGCTGCTTCGAGTATCATTTTATTGACGTGCTTATCCACATGATACTCGGCGCACTTGTCCAAGTCTTCATCAAGGTAAAATAAATTCATTTAAGCAACTGTTAGTTCGAAGTGTTGAATATCAAGTTGAGGACGTTGTCCTTGCTCTCTACATATATCAATATAATAATTCTGTAGATCAGGTATAAGCCCATCGTAGCCGGTAATAGTATCAAGAATCCATGCTCCGCCCCAGCGGATTGGAGTATGTAAATCTTCGCTTGCATACTTCATGTTAAGTGCGAGCTCATCATATAGCTCAAGCTCATAACATAAACGACCTTCTATAATAATTCCAAGGTCTACTGCATGGCCATAAAGGTGTGCGGAGGTTGCCTTTGGTGCTACACCTTTCTTAAAAAACTCTACTTGCTGCTGTTTTGTACGCTTTCCATGCAGCACTTGAATCTCAATATCTGAAATCGCTACAGCACGTTTAACAACCTCTGCCAACTCTGGTTGAACCTCAGAGAGCATTTTTTCTGATTCTTCGTTTAAAAAATACATTTGATCTGGGTGAGTTGATAGATTATAGTAACGACTATGTACTTCTGATTCCATTACACATTCTCCAATCTTATCATTAGTCTTTCAGCTCTGTTAGGCACTTGTTTATACCACCTGCTGTCTCGCCCCTCAACTGCCGCAGATTTCCAATCTCCGTTCTCGAGGTGTGCATTCATCTTTTTAAATTTACTGAGACGAGTACGCCCCATATTAAACATCATATTTACAAGTATTTCTCTTACTTCTCCGGGAAAGTAGGTAAAAGTTTTTGAGCCATATAAGGCTACGCACTCATTTACAGCCATACCGAGATCTGCGTCAAAGCACTCTTGTACGCGCTCAACTGACACGGGCTCTCCGACGTCGTAGTTATATTCAGGGTCTGATTCAAGTACGAGATGTCCCACCCCAAAAGTTTTGTACCCAAGATGGTCGAGATAAATTTCATACTTGACTCCTTCGTCAATTTTTAACTGCTCATATACTGAGTCTCTGTTCATGATAAACCTACTAACATTATTACTATTGTTGATAGTGCCCATACCATTAAAAAATAATTCCCCCACCTGTTTAAGGGATTCCATATGCTTTGCTGCTCTTTCGTCATACATCTCCTTCACTATCTATTTCTAGCACGCCTTGATCTATCAAAAATGTTACAGTCGCTTCTATCCCTTCACGTCGTCCTAAAAAATATGCATGTGCTGCACAACCTAACATACATACAGCGAATATAACATAAGCGGTAATCATAATTTTTCTCCAGGGATAGTTTTCTCGAATGTTTATATTATACTAGAGGATGATACGAAAGTCAAGAAGTTTTTTTCTATGCCCCCTAACAAAAAAACTTCTTGACTTTTCATTCATAAATCCGTATAATATACAACATGAAAGAGTATCAAAAGAAACCTTGGACTCATGAAGAGCGTAACTTACTACGACTTCATTATTATTTAAAAAATGAAGAGGAGTTAGTTCAGATGTTTCCAGATAGAAGCATCAACGCAATTCGAAAACAAGTTTTTTATTTGAAGAAACGTGGTTGGACATTTTTAAGAAAAGGAACATTTTAATGGCAAAGAGGAAAAGAATCGGTAAGTCAAATTACACTAGCCAAGGTCTGCGTCGTAGCAGCAAGGGGTGTCGTTCGCTTACTCCAATGCAACGCTTACTAAACCAACAGGAAGCATGGATGAAAGGAAAGAGAGTAATGCTTGTAATTGACTCTGCTGGTAATAAAGCAGAGGCTCAAGCTGTTTGGGGATTGCCTCCGATGTTACGAAAAAAGGAAAGCAATGCCTAGTGTTAGAGTTAGAAACAACAATATAGACAGTGCTCTTCGTGTTTTTAAAAAGAAATGTGCTGATATTGTATGGGAAGTTAGGCAACGAGAGTACTATGTATCAAAGTCCGAGCGCAGAAGAATAGCAAAGAAAGCAGCAATAAAAAGGAGTAAAAGAAAAAATGATGTCAACTAATTTTGAATTGGTAGGCGACTTTATGGAGGCAGTAAGTCAAGAGGTAAATTACGCTCCTCAATGGGTAGACCCCGCTACGATTCGTTTAAGAGTAGCTTTAATTGAAGAAGAGTTCGAGGAGCTGAAAGAGGCTATCGCGGACAAAAATTTAGTCGAGGTAGCAGATGCACTTACAGACTTATTATATGTTATATACGGAGCCGGTCATTCATTTGGTATTGACCTTGACTCTTGTTTTACTGAGGTTCACTCAAGCAATATGAGTAAAATGGGAGAAGACGGTAGACCAATTAAAGGTTTTAATGGCAAAATTATGAAAGGTCCAAATTATTTTAGTCCAGATCTGGAGAAAGTACTTTTTATTTCCTGACAGAGAAGGAACAACATGAGATGCGGAGAGCACAATACTTATAGTACATGACTGTGATTTGGTTGTACCTTATTATAGAAGGAGGTACCGCCATTTACAATGAACGTAAGCAAGTAATCTCTGTTAGAGCGTGTGTCTATCAAAATTATCACGATAGAGACGACAAAAAACGATATACTTTTTATATACCAATTACTGGAAAGTGTCCGCCCTATGTGAGGCATGAAAGGAAACAAAATGGGAATTAGAAAATCAAGTTTAATTTTAACTTTAAGTATTGCTTTGATGGCCTGTGGAGAAAATGATCCTGGTCGAGCAAAAACTATGGCTATGTCAGATATACAACGAAGTGCGATTGAAGATCGTATTAAATCTTTCAGTGTAGTAAAGGTAACAGGAGGAGTTGTTCAAGTTGCTCAAGCACCAGACCTACCAGGAAAGGCTTTGTACGTAGGATGTGTTGCTTGTCATGGAGCAAATGGTGGTGGAGGAATTGGTCCAGCGCTCGCAGGAAGAACTCATGAGTATATCATGGGTAGACTCATGGCTTATAAAGCAGGAGAAAAAGTTGGGGCTCAAAGTAATTTGATGTGGAGTCAGGCAAGTATGTTATCTGAGCAAGACATACATGATGTAACGGAGTATATCACAACACTATGAGTACTTGTGCAATTATGTTTATAATGTTTTGGGTACTTGCAACAGTGAGTTTGTTTGTAGCAATGAAGTACGGTGGAGAAGACTAATGGATTTGGGTTTAATAGGATTACTTGGAGTTTTTTTGTGCCCAATGGTAACTGGTGGAATTACTATGTACTATTCACAGAAAGCAATAGAAGAAGAGACACTTGAGAGATGGAGTAATTATGATTAAGAAATTTGGATTTGCAATTTATGATTTATATAATTTTTTCTTTGATTTAAAGATCAATCCTTTGCGGCATATACCAAGCCCATATACACAATTTATAATGATGTTTTACTTATCAGTAATGTGGACGGCTATCTTTACATTTTGGGCTGGTTATACACTTTACTGGGGAATTTATAGTGTGGGAGGACATCTTGTTGTTATAGGAGGTTTTTTCATTACTGCTATGACTTTTCAAGATGCAGAGAAGAATGGTCACTTGTGGGTACAAAGAGTACCTGAGCCAGATAGAAAGAGAAATAAAACTATTTGGAATTTGGAGAATGAAAGCTAATGTACTCTGATAAAGTAATAGATCACTATGAAAACCCTCGGAATGTTGGAAAAATGAATCGAGAGGATAGAAATGTCGGCACAGGTATGGTTGGAGCACCTGCCTGTGGTGACGTCATGCAACTCCAGATAAGAGTAGAGGATGGAATCATTGAAGACGCGAAATTTAAGACTTATGGCTGTGGTAGTGCTATTGCTTCTAGTTCTTTACTCACCGAGTGGGTCAAGGGAAAAAGTTTACAAGACGCCGGGAGTATCACTAATACACAACTAGCAAGAGAACTGTCACTTCCTCCTGTAAAAATACATTGTAGTGTACTAGCAGAAGATGCTATCAAAGCAGCAATAAAAGATTATAATGAAAAAGAGGTGAGAAAGAGCAATGGATAAAATTTTTGACTTAGAACAACAAATTATGGAGTGTTGGAACGTTACCAAAGATATTGAACTGGTTACAAAGCATCTCATAGACCACACAGACGGATACTCTGACGATGATGTCATGAACAAGTATATGGCTATCAAGGATCTGTATGAATTAAAGTTTGAAGCCATGTGGAGAGCTTTTGAAGGTGTAACAGAAGATTATCATGAGTATCGTAGGCAGTGTACTGGACAATTAACATAAAAGCCGCAATAAGAGATTATAACCAAAAAGAATCAAAAGAAGACTTGATGTCTGCATAGTCCAAGACAGGAGAATCTAAATCTCCTGCCATACGAGCAAGAAGAAGAATTAAGTCTTCGTGATTGTCACTTACAAGAGATACGGTGTTTTCTGTCATTCCGATTATTTCATCTTTTGAATTATAGTACACTTCATATACACCGTAAATACCTTCTTTTT